GCCAGTCTAACGCTCTAGCCAGATGAGCTAATACCCCGAGAAATAATAACGATGCAAAGATACATAGAAAATCAATAATACAAAGCTTTTGGGAAAGTTTTTTTCTCATGTAAACAAAATTTTTATTTGTCACTTTTGCGCCAAAGAGTTACTTTTGCGTGAAATTGTTTCAACATAGTTTCAACATACATACACGATTATGGCAACATTCAAATATGAAATATTTAAAGATAGGAAAAGAATAGATGGCACTTACAACGTTAAGATAAGAGTCACACACAATAGGAAGCTTAAAAGGATTCCCACTTCCATATATGTTACGAAAGAAGATATAACCAAGGGGTTTAAAATCAAAAATCAGTCCATCTTAGATGAATTAAATAACATCATATCCATATATAGGAGCAAGTGCAACCTGTTGTCATTGCTCATAAACGATATGGATATAACAGAACTTGTGGAGCATATAACCAAAACTGATGAATCATCTCTAAAAATAGACTTCATTTCCTACGCCCGCAAATGGATAGATGAGAACAGAGAGAAGCATGGAATCAATGTGTATTCCTGCATGGTAAACTCTTTAACAAAATTCCTGGGACGGGAGAAATTGGATTTTAAGGAGATAAATTACAAATTCTTGAAATCGTATGAAGAACATCTCGGTCAAAGACGTGCACTCTCTTTATATATGGGAGCAATCAGGCATTTGCATAACGAAGCTAAAAAAGAATATAATGATGAAGAAGCAGGGGACATAAAGATACCATGGTCTCCATTTACCAAGTATTCTATACCTAATATAATATGTACCCGCGAAAGAGCTTTGGACGCAGATACTATCAGAGCCATATACAACCTGCCATATATACTCACTAAAGATAAAAAGGAGAAGGATTGCAGATTTAATTTTGCAAAGGATATGTTTATATTATCCTTTTGCTTGATGGGTATGAACTCGGCAGATTTGTTTCTTTGTGACACTATAAGCGAAAGCAAGGGAACGCTTACAATCACATACAACAGGGCAAAAACTGCAACAAGAAGGACTGATAAAGCAAAAATAAGCGTTAACATTCATCCCTTCATATTGCCCATATACGAAAAGTATAAGGACGTATCCGAAGAAAGAGTTTTTAGGTTATATAAAAAGTATTCCACTTATGGCAGACTCAATGTTGCCATAAATGTAGGTTTGAAACAGATAGGGAAAGTTCTTGGCATTGAAGATTTGGAATTTTACGCAGCCCGGCATTCTTTCGCTTCCATCGCACGAAACGATTTAAAAGTGGACAAAGGTACAGTAGGAGAAGCACTAAATCATGTAGATAAAGAGAACAGAATGACAGATCTATACATAAAAAAAGATTTTTCCGTAATTAATGATGTTAACAGTAGGGTTATTGATTATGTTTTTAACCCCGATATGATGAAAGGGTAAATGTAAGGCAGCTTATTTGGCTGCCTTTTCTATTCTCCCTAAATAATCTTAGCTGTTCAATAGTCGGATTAAAACGTAGAATTTCTTCCAGTCTTGCTTTATCACTAATATCATTGAATTAAGATATTTTCCACAATCGAGAATTTTTGCACATCTATCCAATTGAAATTCTCCCTGTGAATATTTACCTATTGTTAAGTATTTTCTTTACCCAAATGAACTGCTTTTTTGGCAAAAGCATGAAAAGAAACCGTATGTCAACATGTCGTCAGGAAGATTGTATTCAATAAGATCTAGAATGCTTTTTATCTATTGTTGTAATTGAAATAAACGCTCTGTTAAGATGTCCATTTTGTTCTACACTCTTTACTTGAACTTTAAAAAGTTTATATTTCGAATCATGAAAAACCTTACTATGCACAGTTTTAACATATCCTATATCTATACCATCCTTAAAGAGTTGCACTGCATATTTGTCATACAAATTTCTCTTATCCAACTTCCATTCGAGTATATCCCCTTCCTTTAATATTCCACTAGGTAACTGTCTTCTTGTCAGCCCGCAAACCTCACTAGTAAATTTTAAATCACGAACAGGGTAATATTCTGCCAAAAATTCAAAATTATCTGTTGATAACAATCCTTGAGTTTGAGCCAGTACGTAGTATTTATTCTCTTTCAATTTAGGGTTAATCTCCCAATAATTATAATATTTTTGTATATCGGAACGCTCCGTATTAGTTAAGCGTTGAGCAAATACCTCTAAAACATTATTTTTATATACAACTTCTGGGTTTGGAAAGTCAGGATACATATTAAAGCCTTTTTCTAAAGCTTCTTTTACTCCATCAGATATATATTCAAACCTAACTCCTTCAGTCTGATTTCGAGTTATTTTACCTATCTTTATTCGACTGTCATTTCTGCCACGTCTCCAGATTAGATAGATGCGCTTTATATATCTCTTCATAATATAATGTTTTTTAATCTCAAAATGCGTTCTTTTATCAGTTTAAATATCAGCTCCTTACGATAAGAGGATAAACCATATTCTTTCCTCAAATCATTTGGAAGTTCTTTATCTATATTAAAAATTATATCACGTATTTTGTTTTCATCATACAAAGATATAACATTATTTATTATGTTATCAACTATTTCTTGATATTCGACTCTTATATTTTTTATAAGCTCAAAATGATTCAATTTGATTCCATCGTTTCCCCATCTTATTTCAGATTTACCTCGATTGATAAAACTATCAAACATTATATCATCATTTAGCATCTGCTTTACTGCGTCTTCACTTTTTTCTCTAGCTAAACAACAACCGCTATCATATATTGGAGAATACCTACCTTCCATTTTGAGAATTTTCATTTTTACATGTCCGTTCGGGTTCTTGAGTTCTTCGTTTTTAGATAAAAAATCCTTTATTTGCTTAAAACGATCTTTTAATTTAGAAAAGATATGGTTTGCTTCTTCATTAGTCAATTCGGTTTCTTTGTATGGCGTAATAAATCCCCAATTTTCTTGATGCCTATCACTATTCCCAATAATGCTGTCAAAAATGATAGTTTTTATGATATCTTCTATCTGTTCACCCAAATTGAAACTTTCGATTGCCGATTTTATAAAATGAAAGGTATAAGCTGAATATGATTCTTTATTTTCAGGCTTATAAGTATTATCATAGCCAGTTAATATACTCACCCCCTCAGTCAAACATTCTTCTTCGGTATTCATGGACTTAGAAATACATCCTATTTCACTTTCATGTTTTGCTATATTATATTCTAATACATCAAATCCTAAAGAACGACCTACTTCTGAAGATATAATTTCAGACCAGAACTCTGGTTTGTAATCTTTACCTTCTTTCAACATAGAGGTTTTGAAAAAATATACACAGTCATCTTCAGGATTACTAACCACACATTTATTGCGTGTACCTTTAGTGTTAAAAAAGGGTTTTTCGTTCCATTCTGTTATATCATAAAACTTAGCCATATTCTTATTTTTCGCAAACTTACAAATAAGAAATAGTATTTACAAGAAAAGCAACAATAATGATATGTATGAAGATATAATCCTTACAATAATCACAAGAGGAATCCGACATACATATAAATGTCTTGTTGCTTTTACCACATTCCAACTCATCACTGGGATAGTTCAATTTATAAATTTAAAGTCTTATGATGAAGCTTGTCTGTTGCGCCAATGTTTTACTATCAGCATAACGACAATCAAAACGGTTACACAAGCACAGACAAAACCGATTTGTTTAAACAGCGTGGATTCTTTTTTCTCCTTTACCCCTTCAGTCTTGGTTTTCTCATGAATACCGGAAGTGGTTTCCTTGTCAGCTTTCATCTCTGTACAGTCATTGACTACTGTTTCCTTCTTTCTATTCTTGCTGAAATCACCTTCCACATGACCGTCTGCCAATAACGGAGGTTTCCCGGTCAGGCTATCGGGTGGTTTTCGGGTATCATAGATACGGAAATCAATTACATAGTTGCCATTAGTGGTAATGAGTTCGCTCAAAGACGTACTTGATCCGTATACGATGTTGACAGATTCACGTGTACTATCTTTCTGTATAATCTTAGTGTCTGACTTGACAGATTTATGCGAGCTGCCACATGATCCGAACAGCAGGAACAGACACATGAAAGGAGCCAGCAATATATGCCGGCTTACCCAGTTCATAACTCTAACCAACATAAGAGATATCATTTATGCGGTTCATCCACCCCCGTTTGAACTTGTTGTTTGCTGGGCGTTTCCGGCATATATCCTCGATAAAATCAAACCGTGCAATCTTGATCTGGTCAAACAGTTCACGCGGATTACGGGAATTAACTGCGGCAATGGTCTTGGGACCTACAATGCCATCCACTGTAACACCAAGCAAGCGTTGAGGAATCTTAATTCCGTGCGCACCGGATGCCCAGACCCAATCAACCAATATATCAGCAACTGATTGCGATTTTATCTCATCAGCCTTCCATCTGTCCCAGTACATGGTTTTCAAGATTTCCGTCCATTCCTCTTTTGTGAGATTTTTCAATCTTTCAACTGTAGGCTTGGAATATCCTTTCTTTCGGCAATATGCCTCATAGGTTCCGATAGTCACCCCCATATTGGTAGCTCCGCCCAAGTCATCAGGATCATCAATAAAACCGCCTTCCCACTTTAGGATAAACGGTGCAAGTTTTCTTACGTCAGCCATACTACTCATTAATTATAATTATTCGATTTTATTTTCTTTGAATTCCGGTAGGATATATTGTATGTTAACTGCTGCTTCATGCAAGACCTTATGAAGTTCATCTTCATTCAAATCTGTTTCATCTGTAAACTCACAAAAGATATTTCCAACCCAATCTTGAGATGAATTAAGCCGTTTAATAGCGACGCTGTTGCATCCATTTGTTGATAATAGAGATTTGGCAACCTTATCCTTAACCTGGTTATCAATATCTGAATAGAACATGAAAAGATTCTTTGCGAGATTTTCTGCAAAAACGGCCACTTCACTCATGGGAAGTGATTGGATGTTTTCACGCATCCCGGCTATACCTTTTCGTTTTACCTCGAACTGCACCGAAAGAAAAGCTATATGCCCTAAAGGATGGGGTTGTACGATATATACCCTGTCTGCTTTCGTTTCATAAAGTACACGCCACAGCTCACCGAACACCTTGGCGGAGTTCTCGCTGCGGTGGTAACTTCTTCTTTCCTCTTCTTTTTTAAAATATTCCACTTTTAAATCAGTCAGTTTGTTTTTGGTATACTGATTATAGGCGAAATAAGCTGCCAGCAATGTTCCGGCAGCACTAATAATGTTTGCAATATCTATCTCCATTACATTCACCGTTTAATTATTATATGATAAATTATTCATCCTGTTTCCTTTATTTCTCAACTGTCCTATCTTTCCTGAAAAAAACGCCGAGAATTTATATATATGCAAAATAAATCCATATCCATATTGCTTACTATTCATATTTCACTATCTTTGTCAATACTTTGTTGACCTGATTCTTTCAAAACTATTATTGATTGGATTTAACCTCCCCCCGTCAGACTGTGAAGCCAGACGGGGGATTCCATTATTCGACAGATAGACAATAAAAAAAGAGCCTGATGACAATATTTATTGCCATCAAGCTCCTGGTTACACTGCAAAGATAGTGAAAACTATTCCATATTCAATCCATATTGAAAAAAATAATCAGGAGCAAAATTTCGATTATCCGAAGAAATTAAAGAGTCACAATATTAATAGAAAACAAATAGGATTCATGAAATCTACCGGTTGTCTATAAAACCAGATGTTCTCAAGCCTTTATCGGGAAACATCTTTACTTTTCTTTTTCCCTTTTGAACGTTTTTCAAGTCACGCACAATGGTGCTGGAAAGTACCTCCGAATAAATCTGTGTGGTCTTTACGGAAGTATGTCCGAGCAGTTTCTGCACAGTGGTAATAGCCACCCCCTGATGAACCAGCAGGGTGGCACAGGTATGACGGCTCACATGGTAGGTTATCCGTTTTTTGATACCACACAATCCGGCCAGCTTTCGAAGCTGCTTATTCACTTCCGAGTTACAAGGCAAAGCGGCAAAACTTCCGATATCCGGATAACGGTCAAGAATGCCCAATGCCCTGCTTTCAAACAGCAGATGTAACGGCAGACGGATTTCCACCCCTGTCTTGACGGATTTGAAGTACAGCCACCGTTTGCCGTTTATCCTAATGAAATTCTCAGGTGTGAGCTGGCAGAAGTCAGAATAGCGCAATCCGGTATAACAGCAGAACAGGAAGGCATCGAGCACATGGCGCATGGATTCCTCTTCCACCTCGACCGTTTCCAGCTTCTTCAGCTCGTCCGGGGTAAGAAACTCATGTCTGCCTTTCTCCTGTTTGATTTTGTACTTTCTGAACGGATAAGAATCTGCGTGCATATATCCCTGGTTGATTGCCTCATTGACCAAGGTACGGAGCTGTCTCATGTGCTTGGCTATCGTATTGACCGCATTGCCCTTTTCTCTCAAGTATTGCTCAAAATCACGAAGGAATGTATAGGTAAGATCCTTGAAGTCCAATCCGGAACGGAAATCATTCAGGACCGCCAGTGTAGAGTGCAGGTTGTCCTTGGTGGACTGTTTCTTGTCCGAATTGTCAATGGCTGATTTGGCGAAAGTGGAGAAGCTGACATTCACCGTACTTTTCTTCTTGACAGCATCCTTCAGTAGTGAGAGTGTGGCAGGTATTCCGCGCTTCCAATACCCCAACTCTATGCCTTGCAGATACAGGATGTATTCATAGAGCATTGCGTTGAGTTCGTTAGATTGGGGGTGGTTAATGACTTGTGCCCCCTCACGGCTCCAGCACTCCGGTTTGAGGTAAACATTGGTCTTCAGGTAGATTTTCCTTTGGTTCAAATAGGCTTCAACCTGTACAAGAGCCGTGCCCTGCCTGTTAAGTGTGTTCTGGCGGTTATATACAAGACGGTATCTGATTTTATCCATTTTTCCGCAAAG